CAACCCCGATGCATCAAACCCTCCAGCACCTTCTAGTTCTGATAGTCTCTGTTGTAATCCCGATGCATCAAAACCCCCAGCACCTTCCAGTGAAGCCAGTCTCTGCTGTAACGCTGATGCGTCAAATTGTTGAGGAGAACTTCTTCCTTCTAATTCTGACAGCCTGCCTTGTAACCCTGACGCATCAAAACCCCCAGCGCCCTCTAGTTGTCTTAATCTTTCCTGTAATCCTGAAGAATCAAATTGTTGAGGAGCACTTCTTCCTTCTAGCTCTGCCAATCTTTCCTGCAACGCTGATGCGTCAAATTGTTGAGGAGCACTTCTTCCTTCTAGCTCTGCCAATCTTTCCTGCAATCCTGAAGAATCAAATTGTTGGGGAGCACTTCTTCCTTCTAGCTCTGCCAATCTTTCCTGCAATCCTGAAGAATCAAATTGTTGGGGAGCACTTCTTCCTTCTAATTCTGACAGCCTGCTTAGTAACTGGCTAGGGTCAAATTGTTGGGGAGAACTTCTTCCTTCCAGCTCTGCCAGCCTGCTTAGTAACTGGCTAGGGTCAAATTGTGGAATTTGTGCAAAAGGGTTGCTCATCCCAACGCTACCACCATAGTTATATCCCCTGACTTTTTTTGAAAGATCATTAAAATGGTTCAGCTTTACTGACGTTTTTCCATGTGTTTTGCCAGAATGCAAACTACCATCATCCATTTTATGCGTATTGCCTTCAAATAGAGTACCGTCACGCTTGTAATGTTTCATTCCTGCAGCCATTTTAACTCCTACCATTTTACCTTATTAGACCAATAAGCCGCAGAACACTTGCCCTTTGCGATATTCTTAGCATGCCTGGCTTTAAAAGACTTTCTTCTAGCTTTGTCTTTAGCGGATTGAGGGTTTTTCCCCGCGCCGCTAACACCCTGTTGACCAAACCGAATGGTTTTTACACTACCATCCTCGCACTTAGCCACAACAACGTGGCTTTTAGTCGGGTGATTAGGCGTTTTTTTAGGCTTATTGTAGCCGCTAACACCAATTCTTTTTAATCTTGAGTCTTCTGCCATTAAATAGATTCTACTAATGATTATGAATTATTAGTATATCCCTTCAAACTTGGTGCCGCGAAGTGCTGCACCACCACCACGGGATTTGCCTTTCCCCATGCCAGGCTTGGCAGAAGCGTTAGTTTTTTCTTCCGTAATTTTTCCGTAGCTAACCTTGCCCTGGCCTTTGATTGTAAATCCGTCTTTCTCTACTTTGTTAGCCATTACCTATCTCCGAATAATGTCGTTCATGTTTTTAGTCATCTTTTCCGCAAGATTACCCATTTGTACTTTTTCTTGCAAATCCAACCTATCCTGGGCAACTTGATCTTTCATCTCTGCAATATCAATCTGAGTATCTATTCTTTCTTCAGCCAACTCTTTCTGGGTATCTATACGATCTTTATCTAACCCAAATCGCTTGTCAGCTTCTTCTGCCTTACGCTGAACATCTGCAGACTTAATACCCAGTTCTTCTCGCCTTAGATCTATCAAAGGATCTTCATCCTGTTTGGCCTCAAATGCAGGGGCAATCTGAGACACTAGCTGTGCAGTAATCTGAGCAACTTTTGTTTCAAGCATTGAGTTCATCTGCTTCATCATTGGATTCTGTTGTGGTGGCGCTCCCGGAGGCATTCCTTGAGGAGGCATTCCTTGAGGAGGCATTCCTTGAGGAGGCATTCCTTGAGGAGGCATTCCTTGCATAGGCGGTTTCATCTGTTGCATCTGTTGCATCTGTTGTTGCATCTGCATGATCTCAGGGTCTTGTTGTGCCTGCTGCCTAGCCATCATGTCAATGTGAGCATAGACATGCGCTTGCACTATACCCTGAATCTGCGGATTTGTTTGGCAAATAACCGAATTGTAGAACGCCATATGTATTGAAATATGCGCCTGATGATCCTGATCCGGGAAAGGCGTTGCAGGCTGCATGGCTGCAAATCCCGCATTCTCTATAGCCGCTGCAATGGGTTGTGGCTGCGGTGGAGGTGGCGGCGGTGGCAGTATTTGATCTACCTGCTGCACACCCATCGCTTCATACATACGCTTATACGCATTGTATATCCCCACCGGACCATGAATTTCAGGATTTGACTGTACCATCCTTAACATTTCCTGAGCCATCATAACGCGCTGACTCATAGAGAAAATGTTGGGATCGCTGACCGGGATTATATCAATGCGGTCATCAAAGTCAGACTGCTTAACGCTTTGATCACCATTGGCAGTCATATACGGATACTGCGGTGGCAGATAATCCCTGAATAATCCAGCTAACAGGTTGAATTCTATTCGCTGCGAGTAATGCAATCGCTTGTGAATTGCACTCATTACGCGACTACCGCGCTCAAGTAACGCAACAGTCGTGCCTACAGGCGCTTCTGCATTGCCATCACCAACCTGCATATCTCCGATTGATGCAAATCGCCTACCCGCATCAACCAACATACCCAGGAGTGTTACCATCGTGGCGCTGGGCTCTTTGAACGGCAGAGGCATTAACGCATCCCGTAAAGACCCGCCTGGTGCGTCCATATCCCTGAATTCACCTGGCTGAATAGGCACATCATCATCTCTGATCCTGATGCCTCTGGCTTTAAATCCACCAGGCAGGTTGGCTAATGTACCTGCATCAATCAGTTGCCTGAGTATCGAGGTAGCACCTCTCGATAAACCACCAATCATATGCGTCAAGCCAAAGCCGTAGAAACCTAATCCAGGCAGAAACTTGTAATGAACAAAATAATCTATTCTTTTTCGTAAAACATCTTCTTGATTGTAGTTTCTGCGAATAGATAAAACTGTAGACTGCCTGGGAAGCAAGGTAAGGATATACGGCAACTTGATTCCTGTTTCTTCACCTTCCTTATCAAGATCTTCAAAGCCTGGAAGATCCAGATCAATATGCATCTCAAGGATTTCGCATTCATCAGAGCCAGATTCTCCTGAAGGCTTAACGCCTTGAAGCTCATCAATTTCTTCATTGACTCCATCATCACTGTACGAAGGATTTGAACTGTAATTTATGTCTGATTTTTTATAAAAACCTGATTGCTGTAATTTTTTAACATCATTGTGTGACATATCAATGATATGAGTAATTCTTGTGGCACTCTCCAAACTAGAAGCGCCATAAGGCACAACCAGCTTTTCAGAAGGAATAAATCTTGATACCGGACGGTCCAGACTCTGATCGAAATGCACCTTTCTAAAAGCACTGCCCGACAAGGGAAGATAAAAAAGCAATTGGTCTGTTTCAGGATCATATTCTTTCATTACCTGGGTGATCTGGTAATTCATGAACTCCTGAACTCTCGCTGCCTGGAGATCCAGGTTAGGACTCATCATGCCCACTACCTGTGTCTTAACAGGACCGCCAGAAGGTAAGAGTTCTTTGTAGGCTTGTGCTTGAAACTGGGTGACAGACTCTGCCAATAGCGGATGAATAATGCCTGACGCGCCATTAAAAGGCTCTGTCCTTTCCTCAAACTTCATGCCAAGGAATTCAAGCCCTTCACGGTACTGCTGTTCCCACTCTTTGCGCGAAGACTTGTCATCTTGAAAATCAGCAATGCAATCAGAATAAATACGGCCAAGATCACCATCATCAATAACTTCTGCAAGATTTTCAAAGAAATCCCCGCCCTGATCCATCATAGGTTCAGGCGGAACGCCCACCAGCATGGTGCCATCTTCAAGGATTTCGTTCTGATCATCGTCAATACCGCCAAAGATATCGTCTATGCCGCCACTACCATCAAGATCAGAGTCGAGATTTATTTCAATCTCTTTTGAATTGTTTTCAATCTGTAAGTCAGCAATATCTATATCATCAACGCCGCGCTCAATAGCCATGTGTAGTTATCCCCACTTTGTTTGCCACTAGCGCATCGCCTTGCCGTAGCCACCAGTTGCCGCACCTACACCTTTAGGCTTACTTCGAGCAGAAGTTTTATTCGCGGAAGTTTTATTCGCCATGCCGCCATTCATATAACCTGCAGGACGAGAAGGAGCTTCCTTCTTCTTCATCATGCCGCCCATGTTCCTCTTGGCAGCAACAGCAGGAGTGGCAGTAAACGTAATGCCTTTACCTTTACCTTTACCTTTACCTTTACCCCATTTTGAAGGTCGAAGAAAATCAATGAGCCCCTTATCGCCGCCAAACTTCTCATCTTTACCTAACAGAGCTTTGGCAATTACACCACCGAAGGGACGAATACCAGGGAGGACTCTGTCATCGTCTTTTTTACGACGCTTAATTGCAGCGGCTAAAGGATCAGGAATGTCTTTGCCCGCCTTCCTCTTCGTTGCGGCTGCGGCTGCGGCTGCGTCTGCGTCTGATTTTTTTTGGGCCGCTATTCTTTTTTCTTCAGCCAATTCTTTTTTTGTTTTCCCTTTTGGTTTTTTAACTGCATCCCCAGCTATTGCCACGCCAGCAGCTCCACCACCATAAACACCCGTTCTGGCAATACCTCTTTTGACTGCGGTAGCACCTCGTCTCCCGGCTGGGATAAATCCCCCTTTAGTTCTTTTCTGGCGGGTAACGACATCAATTAATTTTTTGTCTGCGGCTTTAACCGTTCTTGTGCCAGCTTTTACACTAGCAACAATCGGCCCTACCACCCCTTTATTGACTCCACTCTTGATAGCATCTTTTGCTTTACTAAGGAAAGCTTTTAATGCGCTGTCTGTGGCTTTTAATCCTTTTTTTGCTAATTTTACTTTTGCTTTTGCCATGGCCGTGTCCTTTGATCAGTAATACGAAATTTGCTTGCGGGAAACTTCCTCTTCAACCTCGTCAGAATGAAGCGATATGAAATTACCCTGCCTGAATCTTAGTATAGCTTGCGTCATAGAGTCTACATAATCATCATGCTCTCCGAAAGGGAAAGACGCACACTCCTCAATGACCTCATCCGCAAACATAAGGTCAGGTGCCCACACAAGTCCAGATTCAAACACCGGACTCGCAGAATGCACACGGGTCATCTTGTCATTACCTCGACTAGGATGGTAATTAACAACAGGTATTCCCATCATCCTAAGCTCCTGCGTCAGCGGGGTACCACTCGCCTGAGACTCAATCAAGACCATATCAGGCTTATACTCCTGATACGTGTTATAAGCAACCGTCTTTAACTCAGGAAAATCCCACCGGCCACGCTCCGCATTCAACAACATAATCGCATCAGCCATACCATCACCCGGACTAAATACCCCCCAGGTCGTGATCGCACTGTAATCCGCCGTTTCTTTCTTGGAAAACGCCGTATCATAGGACTGAATAATGTAATGACAACTGGGCGGCTCATCCTTAGCCCAGATATTCCACCATTCGCGCTTAATAATAGCGCCCTCTTCCGAAGTAGGGTTCTGCTGGTACTGGGCATTCCACTTCGCGACCGGAATCGAAGCCTTAACAGACTCTAATTCCTCCTTCTTCCAGAACTCAGGCCACAAAACATTGCCGGAATCCTCGAAAATAGCAGGCAATTCAATCACCTCCCAGTTATCTGCATGATCTTCGGCCTGTCTACCCAATAACTTGCCGGTCAAATCAATGGTTGACCACCTCGTCATGACAATAACAATCGCCCCGCCTGGCTGAAGACGCTGCCTGGGACCAGAGGTATACCACTCATAAGCCCCTTCCATCGAATTTAAGGATAATGCGTCCTGCTCAGAATGCGGATCATCAATAATTAATAAATCTGCACCCCGCCCCGTGATGGCTCCACCAACACCCGCTGCAAAATATTCCCCCCCCGCCGATGTCTCCCACCTTCCGGCAGATTTTGAGTCAGGAGCCAAAGAAACCTTATCAAATATCCGCTTATACTCGTCAGTGTCCATAAGGTTCCTGACCTTTCGACCAAAACGTACAGACAAATCTGCAGTGTGTGTGGTCTGCATGATCTTCATGTCAGGTTTTAGCCCCATAATCCACGATGGGAAGTGTACAGAGGCGAATTCGGACTTGGTATGCCTGGGGGGCATGTTGACAATTAAACGCTTACACTTGCCCTGAGCGACCTCTGTGAGCTTGTCTGCGATAATGCGGTGGTGCTCTCCCTCAATAAAGCCGTCCCAGATGTATCTAATGTACTCCATAAAGGATTCTTTGCACTTGTCCTTAGACTCCAGCATCGCCAGGCGATCCTTCAACATAAGGATCTCTTTCATATCCGATTCGGGAATATGGGCAAGAGTGCGGCTAGAAGAACTCAAAATGGTTTTTCCACAGGATTGTATGCGTGTAATGATATTACACAACAAACCTACAAGATAAAACACAAAGGGGGGGGGTACCCCTTTTTCTTATCAAGATCTCAAAAATTCAAGACCTGACCCCTAGGGGACCCGAAAAAGTTTAGAGCATTGTTGCCCTGGGAAAACACAGATCAAAAGAAAAGACTGTTTAGCAAAAGAGTACTGTATGAATGCACAGTTATATAGTATTGCGGTAACGTTATATTTTTGGTATAATATTCACATCTTATCAATACTGATAAGGAAAAAAGGAAAAGAGAAATGATGTCACTCACAAAAAGGAATACAGCTGGCGCTTATTTCCAAGCGCTTAAGATAACGAACAACCCTGAGTTTGTAGCAGCAACCAAGATCGTTGCGAGTTATCAGAAAAGGTTCAAAGAAGCGGCGCGACCTTCACTCGATTATCGAGAGGGCAAGATTGTTTTACGAACTGTTCGGATTATCACAAAAGGTTTAGAATTCAAACAGGATGGCGAATGCATGTCATTCACCTATCGTGGTCTCAGCGCATCCGCCAAGTGGCGATCACCAGAGTCTAAACCTAGAGCTGGCACGATTGTGATCAGTAACATCAAACGAGTTTAATTGTTAGCAGAGCAAAGCGGGACTAGTTCCCGCTTTTCCCTGCCAACTCCGGTAGGATTAAAAGGGAAATCAAGATGAGTAAACGAACATATCAGGAACAATTAGTAGAAAGCGGATTGAATAAAGTTGATGGCGCATATGACATCGCATCTGCAACAGAACGATGCCATGAAGCTTTCACGCTGTTGTCAGACGACCAGCGATTAATAATGCAAGGCATGTGGGGCACTAAGTTTATCCAAGAACTGGAAAGATTCGGCAGATACACTGATAAACAAGCTTGTTTATTAAAACGTCATGCAATTAGTGAAGTGTAAAACTTAACGGGGGCGAGAGCCCCCATCTTAAAAAAAGAAATAGATATGCAGGGAGAACGAGAGTTCTCCCTTTTTTTTGCCTGGTGCCTGGTCAGAATCCCGACCGCAAGCATAAGGCCGCAAGCATAAGGCCGCAAGCATCACACCCCTATAGCTATGCGGTGGCGTTAGTAAATACCCCAGGGATTTGATACAATAAACGCTCTACAAAAAAAGGGAATAGCACAATGAAAGTATCAGAAGCAAGGCAGTTAGTAGGCGGGTTATCCAACGCGTCAAAGATGCCAAGCAAGTCTTATGGTCTACC